TTACCACTTTTACAACTAATCATTTGGTCATCATCAGCATTAAATAAACTAATTAATGCTGCACGCCTAATACCACCGGCAAGAACTGCGTCTGCAATATGACATATAATATCGTGGGCCTCTAAAGTAGTTAATTTTTCTCCTGTTTCTTTTGATTCTAATATACCTTTTACTTTTAAGATACATTCTTTAAGAGGTTGAGGACCTGGAGCTTTACCACCAGAAGTTACAAGCATTGCACCTTTAGGTCTAATATCTGAAAAGTCAAATTCAACTCTACTACCACCTCCATTCATGTATGATTTCATAAGAACTTTAATTGCATCTGCCCATCCTTCAATAGAATCTCCAATTAAAAATCTTCTCTTTCTTTTTGGCCAAGGTTTTTGTATTGCTGGAAGCTTTTCGACATGGTGTCTTTGCACAGAGTATCCTACGCCTGTTCCACCTAAAAGTAAAAACATTGTTTCACTAAAAGCATCAATAGAATCTATAGGTAAATATGCACAGTTATATATTCTATTAGGAGATATTTCAATTGGCTTACCACCAAACTGTAGGCTACGCATTGATGGAAGTATTTTTTTATTATATACTAATTTGTATTTTTCTTCAATTTCTTCGCTTAAATCTGGAAAAGTTTTTTGATGCATTTTTTTATTTCTTGTCACCAACTCTTTCCAAGTTTCTCTTCTACCTTTTTCTTCATTAAATTTTGCATACTTCATGTACACAGTTATATTTGATAATATTTCATTTGATACTTCCATTTGTCTCTCCTACTAAACCATTATTGAAAAAAATAACTGGTTACTAGACCAGTTGTACTAATAAATATAGATATATACATATATCAATTCATTTCGTCGAACTTCTTTTTCATCATTTTTCTTAGATACTCGTTGTGATTATCCATTTCTTTTGTTGTTTCTTTTCCTTGTATAGATGTGTCTACATGTATATCTATTTGACCATTACTTGCATTCATTTTACTTGGAAAGGTTATGCCATCTGGACCAAATCTATTTTTAATAACATGCCATCTTCCTGTATTTGCAAGCTTATCTTCTATTTTCCTACTCAAAGATAAAACAAAATCTGCAGTCATTATTTTACTATATGACTCTGCTATTTTTTCAGCTCCAATAATATCATCTTCTAAAGCAGACCTGTTTGCTTGAGAAGCTGTCCAAACTGGTATTTCATATTCACCTGCTAATCCTCTTAGATCTTCATAGATATTACCTAGTTCTAATCGTACTTCTCTACCGTGTCCTCTTAAAAGATCAGCATAATCTACTATAATTAAATCAGGTTTTTTACCTAGTGCAGTGCATCTTTGAATGTGAGCTGATAATGTATTTACTGTTGCTGCTTTGGTTGGATAATATTTTACAATTAGATCACCTTTTAAAGTTTCAACCTTTTTCTTAACGTCGTCAATATTATACTTTAATTCTTGGGCTTGTATTCCTGTAAATACTGAATCATATCTTAACCCTACGTAGGCTGCATTAAGTTCAAGTGTATAGTGTATAACATTTAATCCAGCCTTTACTGCATTTGCGCCAACATTTACTAAGGCCCAAGATTTACCAATACCTGCAGGAGCAACCATTACCCCTAATTCTCCTTTACCTAAACCTCCATCGGCAATATCATCTATTGCATCCCAGCCAGTTGTAACCGTATTTCTTACACTTTCTAGATATCGTTCATCAACGTGTTCTGCATATTCATGTCCCATATCTTTTTCTACACCAGCCTTCATTGCATTATCAACTTTAGCCTTTATTTCGTCATAATTTCCACTGTTTAATAATTCAACAGATTCAACAATGGCTTTTTTTATTTCTTGATTTTTACAAAATTCTAGTGCCTTGTGTTTTACATAATCTAGATCATCAGCTTCTAGATTTGAAAATGCGGCTTTTATGTTGTCAGCAATACTTTTTGCGAGAAGGTCATTTTCCATCTCTACAAGTTTAATTTTCATTGCTTCTAAAGTAGGCGTAGTTTTATATTCTTTAAAATAGTCTTTAATTATATCTAGTATAACGATGTTTGCTTCTGAATCAAAGTAGCTTCCATCTAATATATCTATTATCTGTTGTAAAAATAATTTATCTTTAAACAGGGCTGATATTAGTTTTATTTGGAATGAATATCCAAAATCGCTTAATTTACTTACTTTCATTATCTTTTCTTCTAGCAAATACATCAAGCTTGCCAAACGTATCTTTAAGCCACAACTGAGGGTTTTTTATATTTAAGTTAAGTGTATCATCTAAAGTCATAGATAAAAATTTTATTTGCGTCAACTTTGATATTGGTTTTTGTACAATTTCTAGTATAGATTGTTTTGTTCTACCTGGAATATCTACCTCATCTAATTGCATTAATTGATGGTTTAATTCTAACATATCTTTACTTTTTAAAATATCTGCAGATAGTTTTGTTCCATCATTAGATTTTTCTATATACTTAAATATATCATTTAATTGTATTTTCTTTTCATCAAATAGTATTGGAAGTCGTTTCATTAATGTTTTAGATCCAGCTCCTCTTATTCCAGGTATATCGTCTGAACTGTCTCCAGTTAGTACTCTATACATTAGAAAGTTTTTAGAATATATGTTAAATTCTTCTTTTATTGTTTCTTTAAAATAAAACTTCTTTTTTGTTGGAGACCAAACTTGTACTCTATCGTCAACTAGTTGTAAAAAATCTCTATCAGTCGACATAATAATACATTGGCTTTTAGGATATACTTGTTGAGAAATATAAGCCATTGCATCATCAGCTTCTATATTTTCTGGAGATAATACTGTCACAGGTAAAGTTTCTAAATATTCAGATAGACGTTGAAGTTGTTGAGCCATTGCAATTCTCTCGTCATCAACGCTATTAAATTCGTTTATTCTAGTCATCCTATGTTTTACTCTTCTACTAGATTTGTAGTTTGGAAAAAGCTTTCTGCGCTTTTGGCTTCCACCTTTACCATCAAAACATATAATAACTCTCGTTGGTTTAATATTTCTAATGGCGTATCCTATAGACATTAGAAAACCAGTAATTCCACCAACATGTATTCCATTATCGTTTACTGTTGGTACAACAACAAAACTTCTGATAAAAGTATTTAGGCCGTCAATAATTAAAATTCTGTCGTCTGCTCCTTTGGGCATTTCGTCGTTTTTTAGACTATTTAATAATTCTGTGTAGTTTTTATTCATATAGGTAATATAAGAAAATTAATTGAAATAAAAAAATTTTAGGTGAAAAGTTATTAACAAAAATAAAAGGCTCTTGGTTGGTTAAAATAGTCGTTATCATAGTGAGGACTTTTAACTCTTAACATTCTACACCACGAGAAGGTGGCCTTTTTTCGTAGAACAAATAAGTAATCGTAGCAGTTTTAAATCTACCACGACTACTTACTAATAAAATTTAACCTATTGGAGGTGCTTCATCTGTATGCTCTAAGTCATCTATTCCAAAATTGTCTACCTTATATTCCATAATAAGAGTACTACAAATTTTATCATATACTTCTTGTCTTAGATGATCGTCTTTTTCAAGTTTTTCATTCCAATCTTTTGATTGAAACTTAATAACCTCTCCATCGTCAGTTGTGTATGTATACCATGCACCACTTTGAGATACTAGCTTATAGTCTTTTAAAACTCTTAGCCATCCACCAAAATCATCTATTCCACTATCAAAGTAAATATCAAATTCTGCTGTTCGTAATGGTGGGCCCATTCTATTTTTAACAACTTGGCATTTTGTTTTAATACCAACGGTTTGATCTTGACCATTAACCTTTGCCTTTATCTGGCCTGCAGCCTTTAGTCTTAATCTACAACTAGCGTGGAATGCTATTGCTTTCCCACCACTTGTTGTCCAAGGGTCGCCAAACATAACTCCCATTTTCTGTCTAAGTTGATTTGTAAACATTAAAGCTATTCTTTGTCTTCCAATCATTTGCGTTATTTTACGCATTGCTTTTGAAAGAATAATAGCTTTACCAGTTGACCAACCATCTTTATCATAATCAGCTGATTGCTCTACTCTAGTTGTGGCAGCTGCTACAGAATCAACAACTATGCTAACAAGTCTATCTTTGTCGCTTTCTCTAACTTTAGTTATTATATTGTCTATTACTTCAAAAATATCTTCAACTGTTTCCAATTGAATATATAACATTTTAGAAACGTCTATACCAATAGTTCTTAAAAACTCTTCATTCATTGCATTTTCTGTATCAATATATACAGCTAATCCATCTTTTTTCTGAGTATTTGCTAAAATTTGAGCTGCTACTAAAGACTTACCTGAGGCTTCTAAACCAGTTATTTCGGTAATTCTACCAACTGGTATACCGCCGTTAGGGCGATTAGATATGGCCATGTCTAACATAGAAGATCCTGTACTTATCCATTCGGTTAAATCTGTTGGAGTATCTTCTGCTCCATCTAAAAAATAAGCAACTTTATAGTCCTTAAATTTTTTATTTAGAGAATCTGCAACGATTCCTGCTAAATTATCTCTGTCTTCTCGTTTACTAGCCATATTTTAATTAAACAAATCGTCAAATGCTGCAGAAATATCATCAGTTTTTGTAGCTTTATCTGCCTTTTTTTCTGATGTAGTTACTGTTGCTGTATTAGTTGAAGTTGTTTGCGCTTTAGTTTCCCAAGGTAAATCGCTTTGTCCTTCTAACTCATTTTCTTCTGGGTTTAACCAAGATTCTAGTGCAGATTTTAAGTTATCATAACTTTGTTTTTTGAAAATAGAAAATATTTCAGTTTGTCCTGTAACAATTTTATCTGCTAAATTTTTATCTTCAGTTGCTGCTGTTTGATTTGGTTTTACACGAATTGCAGTTTTTGGATAAGATCCTGCACCTTCTGATGGGGTGAATTCAACTACAATATCTCTACCTGCAGTTAAGTCTGTAATATCACCATAGTCTGGATCCGCAATAAATCCTAATAGTTCTTGGTAAACTGTTTTACCAAATCCCCAAAATTTAACGCCGTCTGACTCTTCGCCTCTAACGATAACTGGTACATAAACTCTCATTTTAGGTTCTAGTTTTTTAGAAAGTTTCCAATCGTCACTGTTTCCAGTAGATTTTAACTTGTCTGCAAATTCTACAACCGGGTCTGATTCTCCATATGTTACCGGTGATAAGTAATTTTTCTTACCTAAGTCATAGTGAAAAAATAATTCCAAGAATGGATTATCTTTATCATGCTGATAAGGTACTATTCTAACCTGATTGGAACCTGGTTTAGGTTTCCAAAGGTTTTCTGTTCTTTTTGTTGATGATTGTAAGTTATTTAACTTACGTCGGATTGCTTCTAAATCAATAGCCATTTTTTTCTCCTGTTTTAATTATTATTTAGTTAATATAATAAAAATATTCCATACTAAAAAACTTCAGTTAAAATATTTTTATATTTTTTGTGGTATCCTTGTACCGCTAATTCTTTTGCTTTTGCTTCGACAACTACATCAATGTCTAGACCGTAGTCTTTGATTTCGTCTACAATGTAGTCTGAGTGAGCTTGTTCTTTTATTTTGCTAAATTCTTTGTACATTCCAGCTAGCGTTGGAAAATCTTGCATTTGTTCTAGTGTTATGTTGCTGTTTTTACAAATCTGTTCAATTACAAGTTTTTGTTCTTTTCTTTTAGATTCTGAATAGTGAGTACATTGCTTTACACCTTTTGGCCAGGTTTTTGCTGCAAGTTTAAGTGCTTGTTCTTCAGTCATATCACCTGTACAAAACTTGTGGTGAAAGTAATCAAATACAATTGGTATACCTACTACTTTGTATACGCCTTCATATAGGTCTTGTACAGAATACATATTCTTTTTGTCATCATTTTCAACTGTAAGACGAGCTTGAGCAGATGGTTGTAATCTTAAGAAGTTTTTACAAAATCTATCTAGTGCAGAAGGTTTATCGCCATATGCACCGCCGACATGAATATTAT